CCCCAAAAAATACTCCAGAAACACTTAGCTAGATTTATCATAGAGGACGTTTACAACACCATAACAGAAGATGATATACTAAGGATTACAGCACTAAATGTATGGAGCCATAAAGGAACTCCACTCACTCCAGGGCAAGTAGTAGCACTCAGAAACGAAGCTAGAGCGTTAAAGGACTCAGGACTCTGGAAGATACTACGATCTGAACTACTATGGCTTGCTAGAAACGGATACAGTAAGTCGAAAGGAGAATCAGACTTAGTGGCAGTAAAGATACTAGAGCTTCTGGTAAAGACAATAGAAGAGAAACTTGACACAATGACTAAAGTATAGGATTGGATTTCCAAAGAGTGATTGGGTCGATACAATTACTCAATTGGGAATCTAACCCCCTCACAGCAGGTAGCTGATGCTCGCAAGAGCTTTATCAATAAAAGTCTACTCAGACTTAAAATGAGATGCCATATTTTTATGACTGAAGAAGAAAAACAAGCTGAAACTGCCAAAGCTGAAGCAGAAGCGAAAGCCAAAGCTGACAAAGAAATAGCAGATGCTGATTTTGAAGCAGGGATTGCAGACTTATCCGAAGAGGAACAGGAAGCAAAACGAGCAGAGAAAGAAGCTCAGAACACTGACAATTTAACCGATTATAAAGCTGTAGCTCTACGAGAGAAAGAAGCTAGGGAGAAAGCGGAAAAAGCTCTTGCTGATAGGCGTTTTAAAGACACTGAACGCAAGAGAAAGGTACAAGAAGATAATGAAGAAGACCCTATTGATGATGATGACAAACCTATCACATCTAGGGAACTCCAAAGAATCCTTACAGAGAATACTCAACAGACTGAAAAACGTCTAGCAGGTTCTCATATAAAGAAACTCGCTAATGGTATATCTACTTCCCCAGAGGAAGCAGAAGCCATTATAGAGATTCATGCCAACCGAACTTTCCCAGCTCACTTATCTCTTGAAGAGCAGATTGAGGAAGCACACGCCATAGCTAATCGAAAGAAGCTAGTCTCTACTAATTCAGAGCTTAAACGAGCATTGAAAAGTAAGAATACCGCATCTAATGATTCAGCTGGAACTCATCGTGATCCAATGGAAGGTACTGCAACAAAGCTGTCTGCGGGCGATACCGCCTCATACAAGCGAGCAGGATTTAACTTTGACACGAGTGATAAACTTTGGAAAAAGAAACTACCGTCAGGAAAGACTTTGATTAAAAATCCAAAGACGAAGCAGACTTATCTATCTCAAAAGCAATAGCTTAATAATTCGGATTACAAAACCGCTATGTCTATATGGCATAGTTTAGTAATTATTATTTAACCCTTGGTTGACCAAGTCGCTTTTTACGTATTTACATAGCGTATTTACGCATAGCGTATTACATCAATCAATCAATCAATTGGCAAAAGCAGACTTAAGAGTAGTAGGGCCCGCAGCAATCTTCCCTAGATACCTAGTATCAGGAGGAACTAAAATCCTTACAGGAGAACCTATCCATAACTTGGGTACATTATCTTCTGGAGCATTAACAGTAAATACAATGGTGAGAGCGGCAGTGGATACGCCTATTATCGCCGCAATCACTACTTCAACTCACAAGTTTGGTGGTATTGCAAACGAAGATGCAGAACTTGTAGCAGCTGGAACTGTTAAGGAGCAATTTTTGAATAGTGCATGTCCAGTACCAAATATTGGACGTATTAGAGGAAAAGCAGAAACCGAAGCAAGTGTAGATACATTAACAGAGCTTGCTCTCCTCATAGGAGATGCAGTGTTGTTTGACTACGCAGCTACAGGAGCTTCTGACGGTGGGCCACTTTACACAATAAAGAACACGGCTTCAGCAGATACATCAGGACTTGAAATTGTCGGTGGAAACACAGCACTTTCAACACTAGATGTAGTTGTTGACTCTAAAGCATATCGTACAGAAGTTTCATAGTTAGATTAGTTAGTAATTATTATTTAATTTTATTAGTAGTGATTAGAAATTCTGTAAGGATATAACAATCACGAACACTATTTTGAACCCATCAGGAGGACATACAGCTGGCTTATCGCCAGACGCAGTGCAAACTGAAATCGACGCTGTAGCATGGGAGAAGTATCAGAGAACAGAACAGCCAAGTTATCTCTCTGCAAACGATACTTTCTTCTTCAAGCAGTCATCAGAACCATTACTCGCATATACATGGGATGAAGATTCCAACGTAGGTGCATTTGATGAGACAGACGAGCAGGAAGAGCTTACTAACACAGATACATTCATTGGTAACACAAAGACCAAGAAAATGCAGAAGTGGACAAAGCAAATTCCAGTTTCAAGCGAAGCATTCCATGCCGACAAGGTAGGAAAGCGAGCTAAAATAGGTGAGCAAATGGGAGACCGAGCAAAGATTACCCAAGACAAGAAAGCTATCCTTAATACATACGGAGATGCTTTTTCAGGTACTATAAACACAACTCCAGATGGAGACGCCCTCGCAAGCGATTCCCACACTACATTAAAAAATGTAAATGTGGACAATCTTGAGACAGCAGCTCTTTCAGCAGATGGATTGTGGACAGTAGTTCAGAGTCTTGCAAACCAGAAGGCACAGGACGGCGAAGCAGGTAGTTATGTATTCGAGGGTATTCTAGTTCCTTTCATTCTCTTTAGAACAGCAAAGGAAGTTATGGACTCTCAACTTATCCCTTTCTCTGGCGAAAATCAAATAAACATTTTCGACACAATATTTGGATCAGTACGAATCGCAGCTTCTATTTTCCTCGGCTCAACTTACAATACAAACTCTAATGCGAACACTTCATATCATGTGCTTTCATCAAGTCACATGATAAATAGAAAGGTTCACAGAGACTTGTACACAAGTTTGATTCCACCAGAAAATACAGCTAACGACTCATATATCTACCGAGGACGTTTCCTAGAAGCACATTTCCCAGAGAGTTTTTGTGGGTATGTTGGAAGTAATGGGACAGTCTAGATTATTATTATCAATTAACTAACCACACATATGAATAAAATCATTACATGGATAATAGGAGTAATCGCAGTGCTTGCACTCGGTATTTCTATTTCAACACTGGTTGGTAATAATCAATCAGCAGTTTCACTAGGTGCATCGGGAACAAGGTTCCCAAATGGTATAAGTGCAGACACCACTTCACCAACAGTAGGTCAGGTACGAGGCACAACACTTGTAACAACAGGTCGTGCTGGTATCGGCTCTACAACCCCTTCAACAGAAGGTGATATTGTCGCAGATGGAACAGCTACCACAACTCTTTTGTTGCAATCATCAACAACAGGTAGAGGTACATGTATTCAAATGGAGACATCTACTGGAGGTACTGTTGCAATTACTGTAAGTGGTACAACCATTTCAGCTGTAGCGACAACTTGTAAATAGCCCCTACACTTTGTCAGTCAAAAATGGCTGATAAAGATGTGCGGGTTACAGAAATCAATACCAATTATAAATTAACTTAAAAATAATGAAAAAATATATATTAACAGTAGTAGCGATAGTTATAGCATTTGTATCTGTATTTGTTTGGAATAAAGACCCTCAAAAAGTAGATGCCCATGTAGTACCAAGTACATCTTTCTTGAATGCTTCATCAACAGCTTTCACATTAACAACTACTTCCTTGAGACTTCTGGGAACGACTACTCCGCAAGGACAGTCAGGTGCTAGGGTAACGGCGACAATACAGCCGATAAATTGTACTATAGGTGGTACAAATGGAGTATTCTTGAGACTTGAAAGAGATGTAGTTGCGACAGCAAACACAGGAACATTCGCTTTTGCTTCTTCTACTACTATTTTAGGAGATGTTGTAAATCAATTTCCAAATGTTAGAGGAGCCGTTCAAGGAATTGTAGGTAGTGGAACATGTACTGTTTTGGTAACAGAATGGAGAACACAATAATTATTATTGCTTATGAGCTTCTCATTATCACAAATATCAAATCATCTTATAGGTCTGACTCATTCGGGTTCGTTGAATAAAATCCGTAACTTATACTCAATGTATGAACGATCTGCTTCTAGGTTCTTGTTAAAAGTAAAACCATTAGAGAGTATACGTCTCGGTACACTATCCAACCTCATTCACGATGATGTCTATAACTATTCTCTACCTTCGGACTTCTTGGATATTATAGATTTAATTCCTCAAGACAATAGAAGTTCATGGGATACATCTGTAAGAAACAAAGCAGGGAAGTTTGACTTGGAAAAAGCCACAAAGAATAAGACTCTTTCAATAGAGGGAAGCGAAGGAAGTAAAGTTATCCGTATAAACTGGAGAACAAGACGAGGTAAAACTCTTCATAACATGAACTCTGTTACGAGTAACGGTACTTGGAGTGCTGTAGGAAGTGCTACAGCCGTTCAAGCAAATACTATATTCAAGATTTCAGGTTCAGCGTCCATAGAATTTGACCTTGTAGCAACAGGAGACGGAATAAAGAACACTACGATGTCTGCTGTAGACCTTACAGATGAAGACGAAGTGGCAGATATATTCGTCTGGGTGTATCTCGGTGCTACAGTTACTTCTATATCAGCAAGGTGGGGAAATGATCTCACAACTAACTACTGGGCTTCCACAGCTCAGACTACGCAAGCAGATGGCACAGCTTTCAAAGTTGGATGGAACCTATTAAAGTTCTCATGGAGTACAGCAACAGAAACAGGAACAGTTGCACCTGCAACAGTAGACTCATTTCAGATAACTGTAGCTAGTTCTGCACAAAATAATATAAGAATAGACAATATAATCTTTTCTATAGGAAGGAATTTTGATATGAAATACTATTCAAAGTTTCTTTTCAAAAACTCTGCAGGTACTTATATCTCACAACCAACAACAGATGACGATAGTGTTCTATTAGACAATGATACTCTTCCTGTATTCCTCATGGAATGTCTTATAGATGCCGCACACCAAATGGAAGGAAGTGAAAGTGTCTTTGACATGACTCATGCAGAAAATCAATTAAAGACATTGTATCCCGCTTACAGAGCTATGTTTCCCTCTATGGAAAAGAAAACTATAGGAAGTTATGGAGGAAGTCCGTTTAGGAATAGATTATAAACATGCCAAACAAATTTTTACTATCAGAAGAATGCGAAGGTTACAATACATCTCAGGAACCTAGTAACACTAGCCCTAAACTTCTTATTGCTGGTAGTAAAAATGTTCTCATAGACTATCAACGCAAGGTTAAGAGCAGGTCTGGATATTTCCGCCTCGGTGCAGCCAAAACAGCAATCACTGAAAACCGAAACGCTTGGACTTGGGACACTTCAACAGGAACCCATTTACCCCAGAGATTTTATGATGATGAATTAGAAGTTTATCTATCTACAGTGGAAGGGACTGTAATAGACGCATGGACTAGAATAAAAGATGCTTGGAGTACTACAGAGAAACTTCGTCAGGGTAATTGGTATGATAATACTGAAAAACTAGACTTACAGCTCATGGTGATCGGCGATGCCAACATCTATGAATGGAACGGAGCAGTGGCAATCGTCTCATCAATTACTGGCACAACAATAACTAAAGTAGGAACACTTACTTTTGGTCAAGCTAGATTTTATACAACAAGAAACAAAACAGTAGTATGTGTTCGTACTGGTACAGAATATACATACACAGGTGGAGAAAGCACTACAACAGTTACAGGTATAGCAGATACAGCAGGACTTATAGCTGGAGATATTTTAATACAAAAAATAGTAACACAAAGCAATAAGCCAGTAGCAAATCATACTAATCATATTATTTATGGTCATGGTTCTGAAAATCAAATAGCAATAGGCAGTGAAGATGATAACTTGGTCTATGTTTCAAAGAATACTGATTACACAAACTATACTCCGTCAACTCCACGAGTAGCTGGAGAAGGCTTTACTTTGACACTAGACGCTCCATGTAGGGCGATAAATTCTCTTGGCAAGTCTCTTATAATCTTCAATGGCAATCATTTCGTGCATAAGGTTACTTATGAGCAAATAACAGTGGGAAGCACGCTGGCAGAGACTGTGAAGTCTCCTAGGATAGATGCAGGACTTAATCAAGGTGCATTAAACCATGAGTGTGTTGTACCTATAGGAAACTCACTAGCATATTTGTCAAATGAAATAGCTTTGCGTATTATACAAAACCCTGATGACTTAATTGGTATCAATCCAAAAACATTCTCTAACCCTATTAAGCCAGACTTTGATGCTGAAGATTGGACTGGTGCTTTTGGCTTTTGGTACAAGAACATTTTAATTTTCACAGCTCCAGTAAACTCAAGAATGTACATGCTTAACTTTGTAGAAGATGCAAACGGAAAACTATTTAGATTTTGGAACCCTCCACAAACATTTCCAATAGGTGCCATGTCAATTATAAATAGTGGTGATGGATTATTACTACATGGACATTCTAACGCAGTACCAGAAACATACTTACTTTTTGATGGTGCTTCTGATGGACAATATAAAGACATGCCATCTGAAGATAAACTACCGATAAATTGTATCGCAACATTTGCTTATAATTCTTATAAAGAAAGAGCCAAACTAAAAAACCTTGATGAGTATTATGTAGAAGGAGAAATAACTACAAACACAACGGACTTATTACTTAATCTTAATTATGACTTTAGTGGTTCTGCTGGACAAATAGAAAAGACTATAGACGGAAGTGATGAAGATATCTTAGAAGGTGTTGTGGCTTTTAATTCTTTGGCACAAACTTCACTGGCAACAAATCCTATGGGAGGACTTTTGAATACTCCGTCAAATGCAAGGAAGTTTCGTACAATTTTTGAAATACCCCGCGAAGACTTCTTTGAAATCAACGATAGTTACAGCAGTAATTCTGTAGACCGTTTTTGGTCAATCATCGCAAGAGGAAGTAATGCAAAATTATCAACGAGGAAGTCGACACTTATACGAAAATAATTTATAATATAAACATGAATGAAATACTACAATTTTTAGCAAAAATAATAGCAGTACCTTTAATCGCAGTCTTAACATTTGCAGGATATCCGATCACTGCTCCAGTTCCACAGGTATATCCTTCACAAGACTATCAAGAAAATGTCAGAGGACTTGTTGATAGTTATGTAAAGCAAAGTATTAAAGATACTCAAAATGACATTGTACTCGGTGCCGCTCCCGACTACTTCGCCGCTACAACTTTTGTACTTGCAGGTGCAGGAGTTTCTTCATCAGCGACATCTATAACACTTTCTTCTCTCACTATAACTCAATCAGGACAGAAGATAGTAACAGCAGACTTGGTTGCAGGTGTAGGTAATAAGTTCTATTTAACACTAGAGCCAGGAAATAGAACGAAACAAGAAGTTATCTCTTGTACAGCTGTAACTCAAAATACCAATGGCACAGCTACTCTAACTGGCTGTAGCCGTGGACTAGCCCCTATAACGCCCTACACTGCCTCTACAACGCTTCAATTCGTTCATGGTGGTGGAAGTCAAGCAATCTTCTCAAACCCTCCACAGGTGTACAGAGACATCATAGCTTACATTGACGCGGCATCTATTGCAGGTGCAGTAGACGGCAGTCTCACAGCGAAAGGCATATTTGAAAAAGCTACAGCAACAGAAGCGGCGAATAATGCCGCAGTCGGTAGTGGAAACACTACAGCTCCTCTCGTGCTTACTACCGATATTGCGAGTTCTACTAGGACAGCGAATATAGCACAGGTGGTTGTTTCAAGTTCTACTACTGGGTACATAGATAATAGTTATATTGCTACAAGTACACTTGCATCTATTTTTACTCCTGTTGGAAGTATAACTGCTTATGCCTCAACCACTGCTCCAGCAGGCTGGTTACTTGTGGACGGTACAGCTGTTTCAAGAACGACATACTCTGCTTTATTCGCAATTCTTGGCACCTTTTATGGTACAGGAG